GGCTCAGCGTCGAGTGGGTCTGCAAATCTAACCCACTCGAAGGTAGTGTCTTCGCCTACACTACTGAGCTACGCTAACTGAAACTTGTGACTACGAAAAAACCCTGGCTATGCCAGGTAAAAATTTCATCACATGAAATAGATACGGCATAGCTCAGGGACAAATGTCCCCCATCTCAGCCACCGAGATGTGGATTTTGTTTTTCCTGCTGGAGAATCTTATAACTCCACATTTTCTGTTACGGGGTGTCTGTCCCCGCGAGACTCAGCATCTATGATGATGCTGGTTCATCCTCCTGTGGCACTCGCCATGCAACAGGAGCTCCAGTGAAGAACCCTAGGGTAAAATCTTCACCGACTGAAACGTAACTATGGATCAAAGCTGCGTTCGTAGCTGTTGTCCCCCAATCAGTGGTCAAATCGTGAAAAGCATTGAAAGTTGTTCCTGTCAAGAAATTCGTATACTTCGCTGGGAAGAAACGAATATTGGTATAGAACGGCATTTCCGCCTCAATGACTGGGTTTTGACGTGTCGTTGTTGCAACGGCACCGTCCCAAGTATGCGGAATCAAGATTTCTGCTTGTCGTACACGATCGGACTGATTTCCAGCTTTCTGATTGAGTGCCAGAGTTTCCGTTTGCGAGTAGCCTGATGACTCCACGGCGACACGTCTCACTTGCATGAGATGCGTGTCCTGGGTAGTACCGCCTGTTCTGAGATACTTCCATCTCAATCCTCCTCGCCAAACTGTAAAGGCAGGGAGGACATAGTTCAGCAATGTCATCTTACAATAATTGTACGGTGTTCCCGCAGTTGGCACGATTGTTTCGTGCACCGCTCCGGGTTGGTATCCTCGATAGTACGGAAGATTTGAGTTTTGTACATTCAGAAAACTTGGTGCTGTAAAATTCGGTGAAATGGCTGAATGCCAATTGTACCGCTTGAGGCACTGCCGGAAAGATGTTACCGGATCACCATAATACACACACGTCGTGTGATCTTGATCACTCAATGTAGGTGCCATGGTGTCCGATGCTTCCATCTTCATCGGTTCGTCCTCGTTCTTCGTAAGATCAGCGTCTGGATGAGACTCTGATTGGTTCATTTCCGCCATCTGGGGTTGGAAAACCTCTCCCATTTGGGGCTGGAACCAAACAAGATCTTGAATATCCGAAGAATTCGGATCAAAGACCTCAAAATCATCACCCATAGAGATAAAGACGTTGACTTCAATATCGTTATTGGCTGTAGAATTAGGAACAGTAAGTTCATTCACCACGTAAACGGAAAGAATACCATTCGCCGAATTGCCCGGATCTGCACCAAGTGCAGACGAGCCATAAGGCGGTGGATTTACTCCTGGAGTGCGATGATTAATCAAACTCTTCTCATGACCCCAACCAATATCGATTGTGAAATCACGCTCTTTTGCTAGATCAATGATGTGTGTGTAGTTTGTATTGTACTCATTCGTCAATGGATAGGAAGGATCATACGTAATCTTCAACCTACCTTTGTGAAAGGCTGATGCGACTATCTGAAACCGAAATTTCATAGTCCCCCTCCATCTCCGAAACGGAAGAGTAGCAAAACAACATGCTGGGAAATGCAATTCATTACCGGTTACACCTGATATTGTATTCCACAGTACTGGACACACTTCAGTGTTCCAAAGCAATGTCTCTGTGCTATCAGCAACTTGCCAACCAAATTGCGTCAAGAATGATTCACGTTGGGCGATAGATTTGATTGTCATCTCATCTGTCATACCCAAACCCATCGTTCTTGGATCAATAGTTAGCTCTTGTTTGCAATCTAGCGTCAGTTTATTACTTGTATCGGGCACGTTGGTGTTAGCCATATTACCCAGGTACGTTGGTTTGTACGGAGTGATATCCGCTAATTGTACTGGACGCGAGTAACCAAACATAGTTGCTATACTCGATACCGCAGATGCAGCGAGCTCAGTAGCTCTAGCGTACATCCCTATACCGGGTACCTTACTTAGAGCTCCTGCAGCTTTAGCAACAATGCCTGCGGGGCGTGAAATTGGACCAGAACCATATTCATCTCCGGCTTGTGGAGTAAACACCTCTCCCATCTGAGGCGAAAGAGCACCGGGCTCATTCGCTGTAGGAATAGAGATGGAAACTTCCTCAGCCCAAGCGAACACGGAAACAGTAACAGAGTCTGTAGCTCCGTTAGCATGTTTCAAGTTCTGCATGCCATGGATGATAATATCTCCCATCTCCCTCCATTCTTGGTCCGGAATGCTCAATGCATTTTCGTACCAAACGAAGGGAAGTGTGAGTGTACCACCCTGACTAGTTGTGGGGTCCAAATACACATGTGGCCGTTGACTGGCTGCAACAACATCCTCGATGAAGAAGGAACGATCCTTTGTAAAACCATCTAGATTGTGCAGTGGTGTGTATGACGCAATTGCTCGTCCATAGTGAAATCCGTTACCGTTCAAAACGATTCGGACTTTCAGTTTACAGCGCAAAAGGTTATAATTCGTGATACGATTCAGTACCCTGGTGTTTTCAAAGAAATCCTGCCAGGGATTGAAAGTTTCAAACAAATTTGTACCTGTTGCCCAATTGTATGACCGAATTTTCACAGGACGCGAGAAAAAGTTCTCTAACAAGGCATCATCTGTATCCGCCGTTTTAAAAGTGGGATCTGGCATACTGTCAACGGTATAATCCCATTGTGGAGTCTGATCAGAAAATCTTACGTTCTGATACTGTGTCTCCAAACTTTCCTCATTTATTGTTACATTAAATCTTTTTGTGTTGTTCATACTGGTAGCAAGTCATCATTAACGCTAATGTGGGCGACTCAACCCACACAGCGTGTGTCAATCTTGCGTGTGGCGAACACTCCCCTCAACAGGGGTACTTTACGAGGAAAGTGCCTTGCTCTGCAAGCCTACATCGTCTCCAAACGATCGACAAATTGGAGACGTGCGGTCATCCAATACAGAGCACCCCCTTTTGGTTCTAATAGACGTGGTGGGTTACGCCCAGAGGGATGCATTTAACGTCTGCCCAAGACGGAGTGCGCTTAGTCGTACTTCTGTTTCCAGACTTTCAATCTGTCATCATAGGGTTCATGAATGACAGTGCAGCCATGGGAAATATCAGCACGCTCAGCAATCTCCTTCATCTGCTCACGCCTCCTTTCATAATGATCACGTCCATAAGCAAACCACTCGCGCAAAGCTCCATCAATGTTTTGCATTGCTTGTTGCTCACGAGTAATAGCTTTGGACTTAAGCACGGCATGTAAGCTCTTGAAGATCGAGTCTTCATCTAGAGCTCCCATGATCATACCAGTATCTTCTGAATACTTATTGGCACGTTTGAGCAGATCTGCCTCTTCATCGATCATATACGGAGTCGGCTCGGACTCCTTGTCAGGCATGGTGAACTTCATGTCACGCTCTTCCAGGAACTTCGCCACAGTAATGTGGTTAAATTCAGGGAAAAGTTCGTGAACAGAACTCTTAGCATCATCGCCGTATGTAATTAACGAGCACACTTCATTAAAATCAGGAAGGTCTTCACGATCCTTATACGTGTGGTAGTATGCACATCGAAACAACAAAGCATTGACAATAGAGTTGATATACACAGTAAGATTTTGTCCCGAAGGATTAGATCCGTAGTGTTGAATCAAATCACCATTATACGCCATCAAAGGATAGCAAATGTCAGTAGCAATTCCCTCCATAATTTGAAGGGCACGCTCTGAATATCCGCAATGACGACCGATTTCCATCATAATTCTGAAAGCACTAAACATCACTTGGGCAGGCATTCGCAAGTCATACTTACTGTAATCACCAGCA